GTTGTGTAATAAAGAATAATATAAGTTACACGACCAGTAACAGGAATGGCAACATTTATATCAAATGATGGTACTGATACATAAGGAAATACATTTACTGGATTGGGTGCGCTTAATGCACTAAAGTAGCTTGGACTTGCTAAATTACCATTTCCAGCGGGATTAAATTGATTAATAGTGCCATTACTATAAACTTGGTCATTATATTCAGTAAGTTGTAATTGAGCACTTAGCAAACCATCAACAGAAATGGCTTCCTTAACTTGCATTACCCTAAACAGTTTATTTGTCCATCCATAATAGCTGTTTGTAATATCTATTACATCGCCAGCATTAACTTGAATACCATCGTAAGTGGTGTTAATTGTTACAAGTAAATCTTCACGACCTTGTTCTAATACTCTATTAGCAAGATACAATGCTTGAACGCTATCATGCACCAAATCATAATTTAAGTTTATTTTATTGACTGGTTCATTTGGAAGCAAAAGACTAGATGGCACAGATTCATTTACATAAGCATACTGATCTCTATTAAATTTATCTGGGAATTTTGCTTGTATTTGATTTGGCATCTGTGCAATATCCACAGTTCCAACAACAATATTGCCAACTATATTGGAATCATTAAAACTATAAGATGATGCTGTAGATTTATTAATTACTATAGACCATTTTCCTGTAGTAGCATCATACCTTTGCCAGCTATCACAGGCTGTCATAATTTGATCTACATTTTGTAAACATCCTTGTGCTGGATCAATAACTCCATTAATTCTATATCTTGGCTGTGTTTGTGGATTGCCGTTGTAATCATTAAAAGTAATTAACTCATCTGAATAAGCATTTATAGCAGTTACAGAAGCGGTATCAATATAAGCTGGATCAACCGCACAACCATATACTGCATTAGTCATATAGTCATACCAAACATCGCCCGGCTTCGTTACTCCAGTACCCGACATTGATTGATTAACTAAAAATGTAATTGGCTGTAATGAAGTAGTGCCAGCAGATTGACTATATGAAAGACGAATAATGGCAAAAGCCAATCCATTCATATTTCTATTGGTTGAACTCCATTGCTGTGCAGATGCTAAGCCAGAATTTACACCCATAGAATGAACATCTGTTCCCCAAGGCATTTCTGTTGTGTTCATTGGGGTAATTACACCAGCAGAATTTGATCTATATAAACTAATGTATAGCAAATCACTTATTTTTGTATCTACATTTCCAGCAGTATCTGTAAGGCTTACTACTTTTCTTCTGTCTGTGGCATCAAAGGTAATTTTTCTATCACCATAATACATATTATCGCCATCATAAGTGAATACTCCATTATCACTTGTGCTAGAAATAGCCATTACATAATACATAACCTTTTGATCTGTAGTTAATGCGGCATCTACAAACTTACCGCCCATATAGCATGAACCATAAGCTACTGGAACAGGAGTAGTGGTATCTGGTGGAACTTGCTGTCTAGCATTGGTAGAACCTATTGATCCAGAATTTGCATTTTGATTTTGATTAGGACTTAAAATTCTTGAAGCAATAATAGATGTTGCAAATGTAGCCGCCATTTGTATCCAAAGGCTTTGACCACCAGTTGCAATAGCAACACCAATAGTAAGGACTGCAGAAAGGATGCCGCCAAATTCATTACCACCAGCAAATGCAAAGCTAGATGTTGTTAATAAAAATAGAAATACAAATATTTTATTTTTCATTTGATATAGCTTTCTTGCATTTTTCTAAATCCATATTTTTGATAATGTATGTCGGGACTATTATGTAATTTGCCAACAGATATAATTTGTATCCTATTTTCTTTTTTTAATTTATCTGCTTCCTCAAGATATGCTTTAAACAATCTATATCCTACTGTTGTATTTCTAAATTCTGGTTTTACATACCAAGCATTTTCAGACAAAGCCAACACCTTATCATTGTAATAATAAGGAGCTAATGATCCAATAATCATTCCTTTGCCTTGTTCTATAAAAATAAATCCAGCACCAGCAATAATATTTGTTAATAATTTATCGGCATAATCAACATTGGCATACTGCATTAATTCAGGCAAAAATTCATTTCCAAATTGAATGAGCATTTCAATTAATTCTGTTTTATCAAATCTTGTAGCTTTTCTTATCATACTGGTGTTGTTCCATCTGATTGTGTTCCAGTATTTACAAGAACTTTTCCAGCAAAAGTCGGAACAGCTTGGCTTCCACCAGAAGCGAGATTACCAAAATCAAAATAAGTAGATGCAATAATTGGCACTCTGTCCATGCTAGTGTCATTTGGATAAAATACTTTCCAAGCCTGTGGATTAGTTCTCATCCCAGCATTTCTGCCATCTAACACTAATCGCATTGATGCAGAAGAAACAATACAAGTTGCAACCCTTTGCCTTATTTTGTCATCAAAATTTTCTTGAATTGAAACATTGTTAATAATGCCTTGATAACGCTTGAAAAACTGTTGCTGACCGCTAATGGTTTGTATTTGATTGCTTGAATCAAGAAAACCTCTCCATATTTCTATTTTGCTACCTTTTATATTGCCGCCTAAAATAATAGCAATATTAGCTGGATCAATACCATTTAATGATACTTTTAAATCTGCACTACTAGCTTTAATATCATTTTGAATTTCTGAAATGCCAAGCAAACTACCTAAAGCATCATAAGTAATGCCATTTACTGTAATAGGGCTTGCCGCATTACAAAAATTATAAGTTATAGTTGGTAGGGTAAGTTTTACAAATTCAGCTACTACAATAGAGCCTGAATTTAATGCAAGCATTGTTGTTGTCATATCTTTTCCTAGTTTGCTACATCTTCTCTGAATATAAATGCACTATCCCATTTTACAAATGCGCCATTTGTCATTGGTATAAGAGTATAGGTTGGACATTGCTCTGCCACCACATTAAAAGTTACGGCATTTCCCATAGTAACTGTTGCACCTACTGATGGAGTGCCAATAAGCGGTCTATGAATAGAAACTACACTACCAGATGAATCGGCAGTTACTTTGTAGGTATATCCACCTACTTGAATAAAATCACCAGCTTTAAAAGTGCCATTGGATGTCAAAGACAAAGTTTGAGTGTTTGCTGGTGGAGTAGATGCTAATACAGCACTTGTAGCTGTGCCTTGCATTGCCGTAAACCAAGATAAATTAGTTGATGCAAAAGTAATGGTTTGCGGTATTTGTCTATCTAAATTATCAATCGCTTGAATAATATTTCTCACTTGTGGATAATATAAAAAATTATGAGGGGTAATAGTAAACACCCAAGGCACAGATGTAAGGTATTGAGCTACACGCAACTGACCTGATCGACTTACTTGCTGACCAACAGTCCTGCGGTTATTTACAGTCATACTTTGTTGAATTTCAACAATATCTTGGAATCCAGCCATTATGTTCTACTCCTAGACATTGCTAAGTTTTTGTCTGCATATTGATTAGCCGCCCAAATAGCTTTATTACTGCCATAAAGTCTATCCTCAAATGACTTGGTATCAATAGCTTGAATATAGTTATTGGTAACATTGGTAGTGCCGCCTAATCCGCCTAAATTACCAGTATTAGGAATAATTGTTCCTGTGTTTCTTGGAATAAATAATTCAGGGCCATTCTCTCCCACAACAGATGGTTGACCAGCGTTTAAAGGCCCACCGACTGCGCTTCCTAAAATAGGACCAATAAAATTAGATGATCCTTCTGTGGCTGATCCAAACCCACCAAATCCCAAAGAATTACCCATTCCAGTAATGGCTCTCATTACCATTGCTTTAAGTATAATTTTTTCTATATCTTGCAAAATACTTAACGCTAAACCAGCAAAATCAAGTTTTCCTTTGGTTACAAATGTATCAATAGCTCCATTTATACTGCCTAAAACGGTGCTAAACATATCTTGGACTACTTTGGCGTTATTGGTTGCATCTTCTTTAAATTGATTCCATGACTTTTGCCATCCAAAATCAAAAGACCTTTGAAATTCAATAGTTTTTAAGGTCATTTCAACAGTAGCTTGGATATATGTTGATTCCAAATCAAGAATAGCCGCTTTTTGTTTTTCGTATTCTTTAATTAAAGCCGCTCCTCCTTGTGTTCCTTTGGCGGCGGCTATTTGTTTATCAATGGCATCTCTAGCCTTTTGATTTTCATTTAAAACTTTGTTTACCGCTGTTTGAACATTTTGCTCATCTTTAGTTAATGTTAACAATTCTCGTGCTTGTGCCGCTTCTCTTAAAGTTAAATCGGCTTGTTTTTGATATTGGTCTGTAAGTGCTTGAGCTAAACCTAATTTTTTAGCATTAGAGTTGATAATTTCTCTTTGAATTTCGGGATCGTTTTCTTTTCCTTTGGAGCTATCTTTTTTTGGATGCAGTAAATCTTCAGAAAATTTAGCATCGGCTTCCACCATAGCTTTAATTTTGTCGCTATATTCTTTATAGCGTTTAATGCTTCCTTCGGTAGAACCAGTAAAAAATGCCTCAAAAGAATATTTTAATTCCTCAGCGGCAAATTTAATGGTATCTACTATTCCTACAACCACGGTGGTGGTATATCTAAATAAAACGCCTAATACATTAATAACTTCTGTAATAAAACCTACAAAACCACCAGATTCTTTTGCGGTATTATTAAATGCTTTTGAAAGAGCATCTAAAGTTGGTATAAACGCTTGAGTGAATGCAAGGCTAATCATACGACCACTAGCTTCCATTCTTAAATGAAGTTCATGCGCTTTATTTACAGCCTCAGAATATTGGTCATATTTACCTCGGACTTCCTCTAAAGTTTCAGCCAAACCTTTAATATCCACACCTTTAATGGCTTTTCCTAATGTTTGAAATGCCAATCCGTTCCGTGTCACGGAATCATTAATTTTAGCTAAACCTGTAATAGTCTTTTCAAACAAATCTTGGGAGGATAAATGGGCTATGTCATTAAGTGATACACCTAATCTAGCAAATGATTCTTGGGCTTTTGCACTTCCTAATGCGGCGGCTTCAACTTTTTGGTTAAAACCAGCATAAATCATTGAGGTATTTTCAGCAGAACCACCATTTTCCTCTAATGCTTTGGATAATTCCAATACAGAAGCGGTGGTTACATCATTGGCTTTTGCTGTTTTTACAATGGAATCAGCAAACTCCATGGATTTAGCAACTAATTCACCAAATCCTGCAATAGTGCCTAATTCTAGGAGTTTGTCCTTAAAATTTTCCACCATTTTATTGGCGGCTTCAAGATTTTTCTGGAACTCGGTGGTGTCCATACCCATTACAACACCAAGTCGGGCTAGATTGTTACTCATCTACCATTTTCTCCGTTAAAATCTTTGGCACATTAGGTGCTTGTAATACAAATGCTAATAATTGTTGGCTGGCTTGCTCTTTCTTATCTTCTTCTGACAATGGCGGATAAATATAATCATACGCCTTAGGAATTATGTCTTGTAATTTATAAGGTGCTGATCCTTCTTTCCGCATGTAATTATAAACTCCTGCGGTTAAATTACCTAGAGTTTCTAAAATTCCATGATTACCAATTAAACCCTCGTGATATAAAACGCAAATATCATTAAAAACTTCCTCGGAGATAGAATCAGGGTCAGCACCATGTGCAGTTATATATGCTTTAACTTGCCTACGGGCTGACCTTATTACTTTCCCTTAATTTCCTTATAAGATGGAGAAATAACATTACCAATTTCACTCATTATTTGAATCTGAATTGGAAATGGGAATAATTCTTCCACCATATCGTATGTAATAGAAGTCATGTCAAAGTCCTTTTCCTCAGGAACAATTAACTTAAAAAATTCTAATATACGATTTTCGGTAATGGTTTTGTTTTTGGCGGTTTCTCTAATAGATGTGCCTTTTAACAAAATATCATTTTCCAAATATTCAATATCTCCTTCTTTTTGGAATTCCTCTTGGCGTTCCATAAAAGGCGCAGATAGCTCTTGATAATATTTGTCCACTACGGCTTCGTCAGTTACATTAACTCTTGCCAAAATAGCCTCATATTCAGCCGTAAGCGGTACTTTGACTTTAAAGGTATGACCGCCTATTTCAAATGACCTAATACGGATAGCATCTTTGTCATCTAAAAACTTTTTACCTAATGCGTTTGCAAATGTATTCATGGTTTTTACCTATTGTGTTTTGATTTATATCTTTCTAATACTGTTCTTAATGAATCTGCCAATACATTAGTAACTGTTTGGCTTTGCGTTTCTAATGCAGGGCGTAAAAATGGTTTACCACCTGGAATTTTAGCCGTGCCAAATTCCATGGCTAATGCTCTAAAATCTGGCTTGAAATTTTTAAATCCTTTTTTATTCATAGCTCCTGCTGGAGCAGTTGTAACCGTTGCAATTACAACATCAGAATTACTTACATACCTAGAATGTTTATCTTTACTTGTAGGCTTTCTAGCCTCTATCCTAAGCGAATCTTGTAATGCTCCGCTATCTACTGGCACAAGATTACGGGCAAGGCTTAAAACTGGCTCCATAGCCAATCTCATAGCCTTATTCATTATATTTTTGGCGTCTTTTGGTCCGAAATCTTCCCGAATCTCATTTACCATTTCGGTAAATTCTTGGAAACCTTCAAATTTTAAGGTGACAGTTTTAGCCATTTCCATCACCCTTGATTAATTTTTGATATATGGAATTATTTAATTTAATTACATAATCAGTAATTTGGTCAGGGGTAAATTTATCTGCATGATATTTAGCCATTTCATGTGCCAAATAGATGCCTGTAATGCGCTGTTGAGAAAAGCCAAACCAGTTCTTTACTCCAGAATTGGCTTGGCTTAATAAATAACTTAATAAGTCTGAACTATTCTCTATATTCATCTTCAAGTTCAATCTTATCTTGTTCTAAATCAACAGACTTTGCTTCCAAAACGACAGGCTTAAATGGATCATTACCATCGGCTAGACATTTGGCAATAGCCTCATCAATATCTGCCACTTCATAAATACTTCCATTAGCAAATTGAATTTTCATAATATTAAGTGTTGTTTGACCAACCATATTGATTACCACGAGGATGAACTGTAAATGTGCAAGTTGCTTCTTTTCCGGGTGCCGCATCAACTTTAAATTCACTTACACGACCAGTAAAAGCATAAGCAACAGTATTAGCACCAGAAGTGGCGGCTACTACAAAAGTGCGATCAATAATTCCGCTATAAGCATCTGCACGCATTAACAATAAACCAGCATCGCTAGGATTCCAAGCGGCTACGATTGTCATGGAAGTTGGTTTGCTTTGTGTTGGGATAATATCGCTTTGACGGCTACCAGCAACCATAAAGTTTGCAGAAGCATCATCTTGACCAAAAGCAGGGATAGCTTCTACATTTAGTTGTGAACCAGAAGTTCCAACACCATTAGCGGCAGTACCAACAATATTGGCTACTTGAGCAGTCCAAGTGGATAATTGCGTAAGAGTTAAAGGCGTAGGAGTTGCGGCAGTCTGGCACCATAGTGATGCTGAAAAGCCTGGGAGAATTTGATTTGGGAGAGCCATTTTGATTCCTTAAAAAATAATTAATAAATTCTTATGTTGGAATGTCTAAGGTGCAATCCATCACTATCTGTTGCAATCCTACCGTATTATCGTATGTATTGTAAAGCATTACTACATCGGCTTTGGCAATATAAAAACCACCGCTTCCGCCAAATTGACCATTATAGCCATGTAAAGATTGTATTATGGAATTGCCAATACTGAAAGCATCATTCATTTGTTGGCTAAATATATTAATTTGAAAAATAGGGCGATCAATTCCCTTATTGTTTTGATTTACACCTGTATAAACTGGCTGGTGGACATTTCGGAGATTCCACACCACAAATTTTGGTTCTGTTGCAAAATTTCTATTGAAATTGGCGTAAACAGGCACAGGATTTATAATACTATTTAGCTGATATTGAATAGCCTTTGCATAATCAATAATATTTTTTTGGCTCATACTGGCACCACAGGATCATTACGATAGCAAAGGAATGTAATATTCATTTTGTCGTTGCTTTCAAAGCAATCGGTAATACGCCAATCTAAATTTCGATAGGTTATTGAATATAACTGCTGGCTATCCACCATTTTTCTAGTCCATGGCGTGTAATTCATGGTCAGTTTTACTAAATCGGTATAAATACGGGTATCTTTATTAATTTGTAAACCATTATGAACATCTTGAACTCTTGCCCTTGTGGAAAACCATTTGGACAAAGTTGTGGTGTATTGACCTAATTCATTAACTGAATTACTCACATGATTTACATTAACTTGCTCATATCGTGCAATAGCCATTTACATCACCAATGGTTTGTATGGGCGTAAAAGTTGATCCACACCATAAGGAATATTTCCTAATTTTCCATTAAAAGTGTTAGAACGATTATTATACAAATGAGTTAATAATAGCAATCCAGCCTGTTTAATAACAGGATATTGAGCCAAAGGATTAGCATTAGCCGTATAGGTGCATACAATAGGGCTAGTCATAATCTGACTAGCAGAATCAGGGATGCCAGATACTATTACCTTGTTTCCTGTTGGATCATAATAATAGTTTGCTGGATTAATTACTGTATATACGGGTGGAGTTGCTCCAGAATAATAAGCAACTTCATTTACAACAACTCCAGCTACCAATCCATTAGCTTGGCTTACTTCGGGCAAATCTAGGCTCATTTGTGTGCCTGTCATGCCATTAAAAGTGCCGTAATAGACCTTATATTTAGTGGCAAATATGGACATTCCAAGATAGTCCTCAATCGCCATACGGGTCGCTAGTTCAAGCCCGTAAAGATAATCTGATTGGCTTTCATCTTCAAACAAATTTAACTGAGAAAGAATCTCGGGCAAGGTCAGCCAAGATGTAGATGTATCTCGGCTTATTTGCTCGATTTTGTCATAGCTATACGGATTGCGAGTAGTCCCTAAATAAGGACCATTCGTTAAACTATCTAATGGCATATTAGCCTACCAATCTAACGCCTGCAAATACATCCCGAATGGTTGAAACAACCCGTTTTTCACAAAATAATGTTGTAAAGCCTGGCAATGTTTGTTCAAAAGCCTTAATAGTCATTAATTCATTGTCAGCGATGGTTACAAACCTATCCCAAGCACATAAATAAACAGGATTATTTCCTGCTCCAGCCAATTCCATATATGGGTTAGGAATTACAGGGAAGCCAAAAATGCGTGTTACAGCACCACCATCCATATCACCAACCTCTAGGAATACTGGTAAACCAGAACCAGAACCAGTTAATTCACGGAGTTGTTTAATTGTTGTTGGGTGCATCATCCAAGCGGTGCTAGGATCAGTCCAATATTGTGGCGGTAAAGCAGATGCAAGGTTGCCAATATCGTTATAAGAAAGAGTTGATGGACTTGCTTGTGCAACTTCTAATACAGTATGCAATCCATTCGTCATAGCAGGACCATTAGAACCAAAAGCGGCGGCAGAAGTCGAACCAGCATAAGAATTTAATCCACGGAGACCTAAGGTAGCACCAGTTTGAACCGTTGTAGAACCAGCTTGGTCATTGTTATACATCATGGATAAGGCTTCTTGCTGTGCAAATTCCAACATAATGTCACCTACAATGGCTTCATTAATGTTATTAATATCATCCATAACAGCGTTACGAATAGGAACCACAGCGTTTAAAGCACGGACAGGTAATTGCCAAAAAGATGTAGCAATACCATTAACCGAATTATTACTATTAATTGGATAACCCCAAGGGTTATTTGTTCCATTTTGAATGTTGGTTACATCACCAGTTTTAACTACAAAGGCTTCATCGGAGCCAATGGTGGTGATTACTCTTGCACCAGCATTACGAATAGGGTTGTTTTGACGCAAACTTGCAAAAGCATCGTCATAGATTACACGACCACCAACTCCTGAACCAGAGCCAGTAAGTTGTGATATTTCTTTTAAGTTTACTGTAGCCTTTCCCTCTTTAAGGGCGGTTTGGACTGCTTCAAGAATTAAATTAGCCATATATATTCCAAATAAATTGATAAAAGAGGGGGAAGATAACTTCCCCCGCCTTTTTAGGTTGCTGTACCAGTTGAACGATAACGAATTGCGCTGAATGGATCAACTACGGATGTTGCCAAACGCTTTTCACCGAAGAAGGTGATGAAGCCTGGCAATGTCTGATCATAACGGCGTAAAACCATATTCAAACGATCAACGATTGTGTGGAAACGAGGCCAATCTCCGAAATACATTGGATATAGGCTGGTTGTTCCAGCAGTACCAGTTGTGGTCTGATATGGTTGGTCAAGATACTTATTAACCACTACATCAAAACCAGCAATACGACCAACAATACCTTCATAGACCAATGGATCCATTCTTTCGAAAATTGGTGTGCCATTTGTATCTACCAAG